ATGTCAGCAGGGACAGGTCGGAGATCGGCGGCGCGGCGGTCCTCGCCACCCTGCCCGCCTCCGCCGCGCCTACCGCAACGTCCTCATAAATCACTCGAACGCTCATACCGGAACCCTCTTCGGTTTCATTGCAACAAAGTTAATCGATAAGTTCTGCCATTCGCTCCTATCGCCGTATCTTGATACAAGTTCATCTTCTCCGTTTGCCACATAGGCATCAAACGTCAAAACAGATTGCGCATACGGGACAGTCAGAACGTGGCTATCGACCGGCGCGGAAATGTTCTCGTAAAACGCATCATATTCTGCAAGATCAGACGAAACAGGATCGATCTCCAAACTGTAATTGTAAAATGTACCGATAATGTCGCGCGTCATCGCGCCGGTCATCACGCGGCCCGCGTTATCGCCGTCGAGGACGGAAAACGAACGCTTTAGGCTCACAACATGCAGATTCGGATACTCCTTGCCGTCAAGGCTCAAAATGCTTGTCATGCCTTCACCCCCGCAAGCTTCACTCCGACGCGCTGTGTTTCCTCGTTGTTAAGGTTATACACCGCGCGTCCAAGTTCTCTGTGGTCGAGCTGCATAACAACCGTGATCTGTCTGCCGCCCATGCCGCCCGTTTCGTTCATGGCCTGCTTGAACGCCTGCACCATTGTGGCAAGCGGGGTTTCGATATTCGTTCCGCTTTTCTGGTCTCCCAGCACAGCCATAAACTCCCGGTTCGGCGGGATGACCGCGCCGGAGGCTAGGCGGGGGAGCGATACACGGGAAACAGGCGTGATGTTGATGCCAAATGATTTTCCGCCAACAAGCGGAACCCAATCTGGAACTTCAAAGTGGATTTTGTTCAAAGCGGAAATCAAAAGGTTAATTCCGTCAATGATAAAGTTAATCGCGCCTTCGACCGTGCCGACAATGAGATTCCAAACGCCTTTCAGAATATCTAGGACACCGTTCCATGCTTTCTTCCAGTCTCCGGTGAATACGCCGGTCAGGAAGGTAATAAGGCCGCTGAGGATCTTTTTCCATGCGTTGTACTGGTCGGAGAACAGCTTTCCGATCGTTTCAAAAATCGCAGCAAGTGCCGGGTTCTTACCCTGCAGCCATGTAATAAATGCGTTCCACGCGTCCTTGATGGAGTTTACAATCGCGTTCCACGTCTGCTTAAGCCCTTCCCAGATCTGCTTTGCACCTTCCGCTGCAAGTTTCAGGTCTCCCGTAAACACGCCCTTGAAGAACTTCCCGAATCCGTCTATGATTTTTTTCAGCCCTTGAATCAGCTCTTCCCCGTGCCCGGTAAAGGAAACAAGTGCCACCAAAGCGGCAACAAACCCGGCAATCAGGAGCGGAATCCAGCTGCCCGTCAGGATGCTGATCCCAATACCGGCGGCAAGTAGTCCGGCGATGATGGTCAGTGTGTTTTCCAGCGTAAAGCCGTTTTCGATCACATCTTTGATCCCGACGACTAACATCGCAAGGCCACCTACCACGAGAGCGATTGCCGCAGCGGTCGGCCCGAATGCAATTGCGAGTCCGCCAGCAAGGGCCGCAAGCCCGGCGAGCATCCCGAGAAAATTAGTCAAGTCGATACCGTTGTTCCATGCGTCCAGCCAGAAATAGACAAGCGCAAACGCGCCTGCGGCCGCAAGTGCGATGCCGCCGATCTTGCTTAAGCTGTCTGTAAACATGCTGGCGATCTTCCACGCGAGCAGTCCGGCCGCGATCGCGCCGACAATGCCGAGGATGTCGTTCAGCTTATCTTCGGCAAGATCCAGATTCGAGAAATCCGGCGTGATCCCGCTCGAGTCGGCAGCGCCGCCCGCCCCGCCTCCGCCGCCGGACGCCTGATTGCTGGTGATCTGATTGATCTCGTCAAAGCTTGCCATGCTCTTGCTCGCGTCCTCTGCGGCAGAGCCTACGCCCTCCAACGCCTCTTTCTCGGCGTTCAGTCCCTTCGCGGCAGATACCTGCGAGCTCCAGCTTTTCCCGGACAGCATACCGAAAAACTTTGCGATTGCCGTCACGACTTGTGCCAGAATGTTGACCAGCTTCACAAAAACCGGGATCACGACTTCGAGGATCGGCTGCGCAAGCGTCAGAAGAGCTGCTTTTAGCTGCGCGATAGATGCACGGGCCGCCTCATTCTGCATGATCGTCTCCCCGAGCCAGCTGCGCAGCTGGGAAAGGCCGCGGGACAGGACAGTAAAGACCAGCGCGCTCCTCAGCACCCCGCTTAATCTTCTCCCGAATTTATTCATGCTTTTTTCGACGCGCGCCGACGCTTCGGCCATGCGGGCCGAAGCTCCGCTGGCATTTGTGATCTGCTGCACCAGCTCTCCGGCTTTAGCCTTTGCAGCGTCAAGCGCAGCAGCCTGGTTTATCACCTTGTCGGTGATCTTTGCATATTGACTCCCAAGCTTTTCCGCCGTTTTGTTTTGCTGCACCAGCAGCTGTTCCTGCTCTTTGATCTGCGCAGCAACCTCCGCCTGCCGAGAATAAGCGTCTATGTACTCCGCTGGATTAGCCGAAGCGCTTCCGGACGTGATGCCCTTAAGGCGGTCAGCCTCCGAGCGGAGCGATTTCAGCGCGTCTTCCGTCTGCTTTGCGGCCTGAAGCGCTGCGTCGAGTTCCTTTTTTATCCCGCTCTGCGTGCCGGTGTCCTCGTTTAGCTTGGCTTCCATCTTGTCGATTTTCGCAGACAGCGTATCCAGCTCTTTTTGTGCCTTTTTCGCGTCCGCGTCGACAGCGATCACAATTTTCCCATCTGCCATATTTTCACCACCTTTTCGGTTGATTTTTGTTATTATTTGTGTTATCTTCCAAGTAAGGAGGGAAGAAATATGAGTGATTGCATTATCCAAATCAGCCGGGACAATTCTTTTTACGGTTCTGGCCTGACCGTCGGCGTTGCATTGGATGGCTGTGATGTCGGCACGCTGAAAAATGGTGAAGAACTTCGAGCCGTGGCCGCTCCGGGCCAGCACGAACTTTCTTTTTACCGGTATCGCCGTCTGGATAAAACCATATCCTTTACCATTGCCGAAGGGCAACAGAATGCGTTTTTTACCATCAAGATTAACGCCTCGAACCGCGTTGACGTTGTTGGCGGGCTAAAAACCAAAAAGCAGGCGAAACGCCCCAGCGGCTGCCTGACGGCTTTAATCGTATTCCTCTGTCTTTTCGTCTTTATTGGCGCGGCCTTTGCTTCCTGCGGATCGTCCTCCAAGCCGGAAAAGGTCGGAACCTCAGTTTCTTCTTCGCAGCAGCCGCCGCAGCAATCCGATTCCGGGCCTGAAACATTTGGCGTTGGGGATCAGGTCGTTCTAGACGGCGTGGCGGTCACGTTGCTCAGTGTTACCGAGAATTCCGGCCAAAATTACGTCTCGCCGGATGATGGAAAGGTCTTTGTTCTGTGCGAATTCGAGATCGAAAACAATTCATCCCGCGATATTGCGTCCAGCACCATGCTTTCATTCGAAAGCTACATTGATGGCTATACAACCAGCCTCAGCCTCACCGCCATGATGAGTTCCGACGAGCCGCAGCTTGACGGCACGATTGCCGCCGGGAAGAAAATGAAAGGTGTCGTCGGATATGAAGCGCCGCAGGATTGGAGTGAGATCGAGATTCGATTCTCTCCAAGCTTCTGGGGTAGCGAAATCGTTTTCGAGTATAAAAAATAAGTTTTTCCTGCTGCCGCCCCTTAACCGGGGCGGCTGTTTTTTGTCCCGACTCCCCATACGGCAAGCAGGTCGGCTTCGGCCTCCGAGTATGTTGTCTTCAGATCGACGATATCCCGGTTGCGCCGGTAGAAATCCCTCTCCTGTTTGTCGAGACTCTTCCCTCTGGCCTTTTTATCGCGGATAGAAACCACCTGTGCATACAGGCAATCTCCGATTTCTTGATAGTACGATAGAAACGAATACCAATGCAGGTATTCCAGCGCCCTGACCTCGCAGCCCGCGATTCGGTTGATAGGCGCAATATAGAGATCAAAGTCCTGCGCCCATGACATGATCTCTGGCTGCTTTCTCTTCTCTCGATTCTCCTGCCCGTGGTCGATGAAGCGGAAGCACTGGTTCAGGGCTTCCTGATAGTCGCTGACGGGCATTTCTTCGAAGTCGGGATAGAAGATGGTCAGCGCCGCTTCCGCCTTATCCCGCTCGTCCAGTTCCCTGTCTGTCAGGGCTACGAGGATATCGAGGATTGCGCGGTAATCAGATTGGATCGCGTATTCTGTTCCGTCGACCTCAACAGAGGTCGGCAGGGAATAGATCACTTTCCCCATCTATCAATATATTTCGCGAACAGGGGGCCTGCGCGTTTTCCATCTATCTGTATATTTCGCAATCCTCGGGTTGGTCTTCTTCTGCTCTGCCGCGAAGCTCGTGTCGATCTGATCGATCACGGCCAGCATGAGGTTGCACCATACTGGCAGGCCGTCGGCCAGCGCGTAGACGTTCATAGTGCCGAACAGGTCTGCGCAGACAGGCTTGGCAAACAGGCCGTCGATCATGTCCCGCATTTCCGCGTCGCGGCGGCGGGCAATGGCGAAAATCTCCTTCTTGTCCGCGCAGCGGTCAATCTCGGCCTTATACGCCTCCTGCTTCCCGTCCAGTTCGTCAAACGTGTTGAATATCTGTTCAACAAATGCGCTGTCGGTCGGGTTGAAGGAGACTTCCGCCGCGTCGTTCAGCTTGAACGATACGATACCGGTTTCAAATTTGATTTCAGGCATTGCGATTCCTCCTTACGCTGCGTCTGGCGTGAAGGTAATAGCCCCGTTGGCGCCAACCGCCGCCGTGCCGGTCGTGCGTTTGCCGCCGAGCGTCACGTCGATGGGCATACCTACCGAGCCGCCGCCCTCGCCGCCGAGGCTGGACGGCTTGACCATAGACGCGTCGTAGCGCTCCGCGAAGACTGCCGTCTTGGCCGTTCCTGCATAATGATGGACGATCAGCACGTCCTGATTCGCCAGCGCAGCTGCGTTCTGCTGCTTGACCGCCAGATCCCAGATCTTCTTCAACGCCGCATCGCCCGCGTCAAGGTCGCACGGGTCAAAGCTCTGCGTGATAATCGGTTTCTTCATGGTGGTTCTGGTCGTTCCAAGGATATCCTTGCTGGAATCCTCCTGCCAGTCATACTCCATGCTGGAGTCTGTGACGCGAGTGCCGAACGGCGCCCAGGCGGGCGTTGAGGACTCGCCGGTGTTCAGATATGCAATCAGCAGCTCCCGGTCGATGGTCTGACCGGCCGTGGTATTAAAAGTAACTTCTGCCATAGTTAAATCACCTCATATGTCAGTTTCATTAGAATTTGATGATCCTCTGTGCCGTCCTCATACCGGGCGAACAGGGCCGAGCGGCTGACAGCTTCCATGCGCCGGACGCGCATCCCGTCGCCCAAATCCGGCGGGTTCTGCATGGCCCAATCCCCGAAGCGGTTCAGCATGGCGTCGCATTTCAGGCGCTTGTCGTTGCTGTTTCCGGGCTTGATGCGGGCGATGATCTTGAATTGATATTCCGCCTCGTGCCCTCCGAGGATGAATTTTCGTGTGATGTACGCGCCCTGAATGGTGGACAGGGCCATACTCGCCGAGTCGGCGGCGAGGAATTCATAATTAATCGTTGCGGCCGGTATGTCGTCGTCCGAGAAGGAATTTGCCCAGATCATCATCTTTCGGGAGATATCCTGTTCTTCCTCCGCAGATACCAGCCTTTTTTGCTTTTCAGCGTCCATTCTTCACCGCCTTGTCCGCTACACGAAGCCATTTATCAAGATTTTCAGCCTTTGACGCCTCGAACCAATGCGATTGCGCCTGATTGTGTCCTGACGTGTTGAACACAAGATTTTTGTCGGTCAGTACCTTTGTCCCGCCTTTCGGCGCGTAGGTGCTTCCGGTCTCCGGGTCTACCATGACTTTCCCGTAGTACAGGAACCTTGCGTATGGGCCGGGATAGATGATCGCATTCCCTTCCACCTGTGTTCTGCGGTCGAGGGAACCGGTCAAGAATGGCACATACGGGGCTGTGTCCTTTCTTGCCTGAAGCGCGACAATATGCTCCGCTTTGGTACACGCCTGCGCGATTGCCTCATGCAATTCATCAAAGCCGTCTGCCTTTACGCTGAATTTCAGCATATTAGGCCCCTCCGACTTCGAAGTGTCTCATGTCCTGGCTTCCGAAGTCCTTCATATCGACCTTTGTGACCTTGTAAACGTCGTCATAGAGCATTTCAAGCGCCTGCTCGGTCTTGTCCGGCTCCACGACTTCACCCTTGATAAAGAATGTCGTTCCGCCGTTGCCGTCCGTGGAGAGCGTCCAGATTCCGCTTTTATCAGTTGCACGCCAGAATTCTTGCGGGCCGACGTAGCGCTTTTCTGCGCCCGTCACGCCGTCTACAGCAACCGTAGAGAACGGAATGTACAGATTCACCGCATCCGCGCCCTCAAGCCCGCTCTGGCGGACGTTGGCCGCCTTGGAGGCTTCCAGCAGAACGCCGCGCAGGACGGTGATGTAGGTTTTCTCCACGTCCTTGAATGTCGCCGGGTCTGTCTCCTGCGAGACGTTGTAGATGGTTACGGTGTGGGGGAACATGGACACGGCCCATACCCCCTTGCTTTGAGTAATCCGGTCGGCCCGAGGTACGCCAGCACGATCTCACGGCGGCGCGTCTCTGTCCGCTGTATATCTGCCTGGGACAGATTTCGTGAACCAAAGCTTCGCGACCAGCCGCCGACCGTCTCGCTTGATACGGGCCTGTCGGTCGTGTAGACGAGGCTGTCCAGCTTCCCAGCGTCCTGCTCCAGCTCGGCCAGCGCACAGACGCAGTTCTGGACGGCTTCGAGCTTGTCCCCGGCGGCGGAGCGCGCGCGGCTCATGGTGATGTAGTCGACGTAAGCCGATGCCTTGCGGGCGAGGCCGCAAAATTGCTCTTCATCCATCGCCGTCCCGCGGTACACAGTCGCGTAATACTCATAATCAGCGTAGATCATGCTGCGCCCTCCTTCCGGTCAGCCTCCGCGCCCGTCATGCAGGCGCGGAGGCTCGATTTTACTTGCTGACGTCCGCGCCGATGAACAGGCCGTAAGGATCGGGCACGACCGGGATAAACAGGCCGCTTGCCTTCGTCCAGACGGCTACGGGGTCAGGCGTCTGCCACTGCGTAATGGTGATATACTGCTGTGCGCTCTTGTCGGAGTACGGGCCGTATGCCTTTTCTTCCGGCGTCACGCCCCATAGGCCGACGCCAAAGGAATTGGCCGTGCCGTTGGACAGGAACGCAACCTTGTCCTCCGGGAAGAATCTGTACGGCTTCTCTTTGCCGTCCGCGGTCTGCACCTTGTAGCGCTGGTCGTTGGCCGTAATCTGGCCAAAGCCGAACAGATTGAGGAAAAGGCTGCGCAGCTTCTCAGGAGTGACGAATGTACCCGCGCCCACAGTGCCGTATACGATGGTCTGAATGCCCTTGTTGGACGCGAGCTTGCGCAGGATCTTCGTACCGACGACCATTTCGCTCAGCGCATGACCGGAGGCCGCCGCCTGATCTGTGATTGCATAAAGCTGGCCGATGATATCAGCGTCTGCGCCAAAGTCGATCTTGAAGCCGGTGTTCGCGGACGGAACGCCGTAATCGACAGTCATGTTGAGGTTGTTTTCCTTGATGGTCATCTTGCCGGTCGCAAGGACTTCCATTTTCGCGACTTCGGTTCTTACCTTGACCGCGTCGGCCATCAGGCGCATATCGTCGAAGACGTAGCTCACAATGGCGTTGTCGGCGTATACGCCGTTTTCGTTGAGCAGACGCACCCGCTCGGACTGGTTGATCTTTCGCTTGATAAACAGCTTTTCAACCGCGGTCTTTTCGAGAGCCGGGCGCGTGGCGATCTCAGCCTCGGTGTCGAGCGCGTGCACAGTCGCCATCGTGGGGATCTGTGCGCCGTTCGCGAGACGCAGGTACTCGGCTTTCAGGTTTTCGGTTTTCTGATCCGGGAACAGCCGGTCTCCGAGGTAGGCCGGGCGCGCGACGGAAATGTTCTGCGAGAAATCCAGACGGTCAGCGTCGGAAATCAGTTCAAGAATGTCAGGCATGGTGTTTTTCCTCCTTCTTTAGGCCGTAGTCCACACGGGGTACAGGGTCACATTGCCGGTCATTTCGACCTTGGAAACAGCTTCGCCGCCCTTAGCCGTGCTCCAGCCGGTCTGCGTGTTGCCGCTCTTGGTCAGCGGGTATTCGGTCGATACGTCGGCATAGGAGCCCTCTGTGTAGACGTTCTCGTCGACGGGCGGTGTGCCGCTGCCGTCGTTTTTGTCGTAGGTCACGGTATAGCCGCGCGTGGTCTCCGGCGCGTCGACAAACGTGAAGCCCTTGCCGGACAGCGCGGTCTTGGCTGCAGAGGCCAGCGACAGGCGGTCTGCCAGCGCACGGCCCGCGACCATCACGGAGCCGGGCATATTGCCGTCCGTCACGTCGATGTCCTCAAACACGATGCCGACGGCGTTCGAGTTGTCGGACGGGAACGGCGTACCGGCCTTTACGATCTTGTACTTGCCGTCCTGCACGCCCATCGACGCGGGGATTTCACGGGTTTTCAGTACGAGGCCGACTTCGCTTTCGAGGAAATTCGGCCTGACTTCTGCTTTTGTGTTTACAACGATAGACATTTTTCAAATCACTCCTTGTTTGGTGTCTGCGCAAACTGCGCGTTGAATTGCTGCGCGTACATTGCGCCCTTGCTCTTTGCCGCCGGTGCGCCGCCCTGACCGACGGGCTTGACAAATGTGGGCGCGGGCTTGTCGGACTGGAACGCGGTCGGGTCTGCTTCAAGCTGGGTCTTGTGCCACTCGTCGAAGCCGGTCAGCTCGCCGTCTTTCAATTCAAGGTGCTTCTCCTTGAGGTCTGCAAGGTAGGCTTTCTCTGCGGCTTTGGAAGAGAACTTGACGCCCTTGGCCGTGATCGCGCGGGTCATGGCGTCGGCGTAGTCGCGGCTTGCGAGCTGCGCCTTGTAATCCTCGGTTTCCTTGGTGTACCGGCCCTGAAGGTCTTCGAGTTGCTTGCGAACGCTCTCAGCGTCCCCGCTGGACTTCCTCAGGTCTTCGATGTCCTTGTTGCGGTCGGCCAGTTGCTTTTCCACGGCCTCTTTGTCCGCCTTTGCGTCCTCTGCGGCCTTTTTGTGCTTCTCAATGTCCTTGCCGTTCATGGCAAAAACCTTGTCCGCCTGCTCTTCTGTCAGGCCAATGCTCAGCAATTCTTCTTTTTTCATGGTTTCTCCTTACGGGATAGGCTTTTTAGGTCGTCGCCATGACCTCCCGCCTGCACTTTTAGGCTTGCAGATAGCCAATTTTTTGTATAAACCCCGCTCATGCGGTTTTTACCGAAACAAAAAGAGCCAACCACTAAGATAATCTCAGTAGTTGGCTCATCGTGCCATTCCGCGCACTCGATTGTGCTGCGGTATCTGTATTACTTTTTCAGCTCTTCCGCCTTGATGATCTGCGCCTTGACTGTTCCGTCCTTCATGCGCTTCAGCTGAACGCGGAACCCGGCGGCAAGCGCCCGCTCAATGGCGGCTTTCAGTTTTTCGTCAATCATATAACACCTTCATTCTCTCCGGCTGCTCTGGCAGCCCTGCGGCCTTGCTAAAATCATGGTATTTCGTGTTCAGGCGGCGCAGCTTGGCTGTTGCGGCAGTCTCCTTATCCTTTTGGCCTGATGCTTTGTAGGCTTTTTTCAGCTTTTTTTGCTTTATGATTTCCCGCTCAAGCCTGCGCTGCATCTGGGTTGCTTCATATGCAGTATATTTCTTCCCGTCGAACTCACAGCCGAGGCCGTCGTCGATGTGCTCCAGCTGCTCTTCGGAATAGGTAGGCTCCATAATGCCGGGGAGAAATGCGTGTTTGTAGTGTCGGCAATTTGCTCCGGTCAGGCCGTCTACATAGCCGTAGCCAGTCGTCTCCACGAGATCCTTGTACTGCCCAAGCGGGTCAGGCTCTCCGTTTTCGCTTTTATAATAAATTTTCCCTTGCCAATCCTTGTGGCTCGACCACGGGGACGGGCCGGGCTTGTCTCGTGCGCCGGAGTGGGCTGTGATCTCAAAATACCGGGTATCCAGATATTCCGCCGACTGGTCGGAATACTTGTCGCAGATTTGAGCTACACCTGTCATAACGGCCCTGCGGGCAGCCACGTCGATTTGATCTGTGTGCCCGCTCTCATAGTCCACAACTTTGATTCCGCTTTCTGCCAGCTGCTTGACGGCGTTGGCAATCGCCTGATTATAGCTGATCGCCCCGCTCTGAATTTGCAGCGTTGACGAATTTAGGGCCCACTGATATGCTTGCGCAGGCGGAAGCATTCTCTGGCCATTGTCCACTAAAAACCCCAAAGATTGCGTCAGATTTCGGAATTCTCCGAGCGTCTGCCTGCGGATCGCGTCGATATCGGAGGCGTCTACCAGCCGGTCAGGCTTTGTCACATCGGCCAGCGTGATAAGGCCGTTGTAATAGCGCTGATTGCGCTCTACAACGTCGTCCAGCAGCTTGTTCAGCTTTTCCTCGCCGATATCCGCCGTCTTCTGGATCTCCTTTCTGATCTTCTTGAGGTCGATGCCGTGTGACCGCAGCGCCCGAATATCCTGCACCGTTACCTCGTTCAGCTCATCCGCAGCTTTAAGCCGGGAGCAGATTTCTTCCAGCAGCGTTATTTCAAGAGCACGGAACAATTCTGCCAGTTCTTCCGGGAGGGCGTCAAGTAATTCAGGAGTAAATGGGTATTTCATTTGTTATTTCTTGCGCCGCCATTGCTTTTTCTTCCCATCCCATGATAAGCCATTGGCTTTTGCAACATTGCGCAAATTGTACGTTTGCCCCGAAATCGATTGCACCTTAGACCAGTCAATACCAAACGTTTCCCCGTTTATTGCCCCGGCTTGAATTATGTACTTCGTGTTCACAGTTCTATTTGTTTTTGCGGTTTTTTCATAAGAATCCGCTTTTGCATAGCTGAATGTCAGGTTTCCGTTTCCATCCGTCTTCGCTTCCAAGATTTCGTCGTGATGGTATGCAGGGCTCCACCCTCTGGCTTCGCGCATATAGGATTCTATTTCCCTCGGCTTGCCTCCAATAATGGTTCCATCTTTGCTGCCTCCGGCAGGGATTCTTCCGGATTTTCCGCGGTCTCCAGCTCCGCCTGCGCCTCCACGTCCGCCCATTTTGCTTTCCTCCGTTTCACAATATCATCATAGTGCGGCTTTACCCGTATCAAATTCCAGTCGCATTCTTCCGGCACTTTCCCGTAGAATATCACCCATTCCGGGGATAGCCGTTTCATCATTTCTTCGTAGCCGCGCAGGAACAGGCGCTTGCTTTCAGCGTTTGCCTGCGTTCCCACCGAGGAAACCGCCACAACACCGCCGACAGGTTCACCGTCAAAGCACCAGTCATAACTATTCTCATCGCTCCATGAGATTGTCGGATAAACCGTCATGCCGTGCATTTGCCAGTATGCCGCCAACCAATGCTTGCGGTAATGGTTGTATATCTGCATCGCCAGCGGCATATCCGTGTATGTGGAGAAGTCCGGCGCACACACCGCCGCAAACTGCAACAGTTTCGGAATGTACTTGTCCGGCGTGTTCCAATATCGAATGAATTGGTAATCGTCCACAAAGAAATGAACGATTTTGCTTGCCTGGTCTTTTGCTGTGTAATGGTAATTCACAGGGATAAATTCGCCATGCGGATATGCCTTGACCGGCTCGATCTGCGGAATGTCGTACTTTCCAACGCCGGGGAATGTGAACTTGTCGAGATTTTCAAAGTTAATCATACCGGACGCCATGTACCGCTGCGCTTGTTAGTTCTGCGGTATTTCTTGCCGTTTACCGTAACTTCCAACGCACCGGACTTTTGCGCTGTTACAAAGGCATTGGAAAACGCCTTGTTTTCTGCTGCTTTGCGGTTTTTACTGGACTGGTCACGCAATTTCCGCATGTAGCTATCCATTTCACCGCGCGCTCTTGCAGCTCTGTCTGCGGCGCTTCCTGTTTTCTGCGCCGTTGTCAGGCGCGCAGGCCCGCTTGCATAAGGATTGACTGCTCCTGCCGCCGTTTTTAGTGCCGTTGTTGCGAGAGTTGCCATCTGCTTTACGGCGTCTTTCTTTTCAGCGTCCGACAGCTCAAGCCCATTGATTTCAGCAGCGTTGCGCTCAAATGTGCGCCTGATAATATCGCCCATATCAGTGACAGACGCAGCGTTTGCTCGGTTAATATCCTGCTGTGACAAAAACCGCGCAAGGCTCATACCGCGCCCACGCCCAGATTCTCCGGCTCCAATGCCGCCACCGGCTCCACCTCTTCCTCCCATCGTTTTGTACCTCCGTTAATTCTGATCACTTTTTCCCGTAGACGGCTATGTTAAATGCTTTTTTCTGCCACTCTGGGGCGTCCTTTCTCATCTTTCCGCCCTTACTTGCAATCTTTCTATAACGATCATGCACAACTCGTGCATAGAACGCTTTTTGTTTCTTTCCTTCTTTGCTATCTGCTTTTATGCCAGCTTTGTACCCATCCAGTAACTGCTGGTAAAAGCTATCCGGCATGATTTTAGATATCTCATATATTCGTGGATTTACATCTATTTCGATTGTTTTGTTGTTGGAATCATAAGAATTGTATACCTTGTGCGATTCTTTCTCGTATACATCCTTGTATTCTGAATACGGAACCCTAATTCTTTGTTCCGTAGGGATAACTTCGTTTTTTGCTACCCCCCCGGAACTTCCTCTTCCTCCCATCACTCTACCTCCTGTTGCTGTTCAGTTACCATATCCTGCGCTCTCGGAAGCATTTTCTTTGCAGTCGCTTCGTCCTCGCCGTACCATTTCGCGCGGTATTCCCAGTGGTTCAGAATTCCGTCAGCGAGGTCAAGTCGGTCGTTTGCCCGCTCTTGTTCCTTCTTCTCAGCGTCGTCAAGGATGGAATCGCCCCAATCATATTCTGCGTTGTACGTCCCGGCAGGCGCGAGGTTATAGAGTGTTGCGTATGTATCGAGCGCATAGAGCAGGCTGTCAAACGTGTGTTCAAGCGCCGTCTGGATACTGTCAATTAGCACATATTTGCGCTGCTTGCTGTTGCGGATCTCCGTCGCGGTCTTCTCGACGGTCTGCGGATCGGAGATATCGCCATAGGCCAGCCCGACGTTGAACTCGATGCGGCGGAGCGTATTCTGGAACCCTCGGTAGATTGCTTCATCGCGGATCTGCGGCTCGATGTACTGAAAGAATTCGCCGGACGGGGAGAACGGCCCAAGCTCAAACATACGCTTGTTAAACATATCCGCAGTCGAGCTCGTGCCGTCCATCAGGACTTTGCGCTCGCTGGAACGGTATTCCCAGCGCAGGCGCTCCCACTGCTCGTCGGCCTGCTTGATAAGCTGCACCGTAGCCGCGTCTCCGTAGACGGACATTCCGCAGGGGCTGTTTGCGTCCGTTGTGTTGGCCGCAGGCGGGCGGAAGTACGCGAAGAGCGGCCCGCTCATATCCTGAATCGCGATCTCCGGCTGAATGTCCGCCCATTCCGGGACGGCGTTCAGGGGCGCTTCTGCGCCGACTGTGCCGGAAGCGTCGCTGTAATACGCTTTATTGCGGATCGTATAGGTCGTGCCGTCCAGCTCGTGCGATTCGAGGCGGATATAATACTTCCCGCCCACTTTCGCAGGCTTGTCCCGGAAGACGCCTCCGATGCAGCGCCCGGCAGGGTCAAATTTCGTCGGCTGGAACGCCGCCGCGCCGGTCACGTCGACCAGCAGCTGCTCACCGTAGATATACGGCTTAAATGCCACGCCGCCGAGCGCAAGCCCCAGTTCTAAGGCGCTGTGAAAATTCTCTTCCGCCCGCTCAAAGCAGTCTTTCAGATAATCCGCACGGGCGCTGCCGGTGATGTTAGCCGTCAGCTCGGCCAGCGTCGGTCGCGCGATCTCCCGGCAGATCGCCGCCGGAAGCCCGACAGCAATGACATCGCACGTCTGCCAGGGTGGATTTCCAATAAACATCGCGTACCAGAGGCTTATATTCTGCTCCATCTTCTGGCTGACTGCCGGAGATACGCCGAATTCCCGCTCGGCCACCGCCTGCGGGAAAAGCATATTCCGGAACCACCCTCGAATGTTTGTCAAAAGGCTCATTTCTTGATTTCTCTCCTCAAAACGGTCATGCAAAAATAGCGGATACTATCGCACACGTGGTCGTTTTCTTTTATCACGCGGTCTTCTCCTGCGTCTTTGTCCCAGCTATAAAGGCCAAATTCCCGAAACGCGTTTTTGCAACTCTCATGGAATTTGATTATGCCGCTTTTGATGCAGGCCCCCGTGAAGCGAATGCCGTCCAGCACGGCGTTGTTTGCTTTCCATACAGAAAACTTTCCGTGCCGCCGGATGCACTCGGCAAAGGACGCTGCCGATGGGTCGAGCACGACACGCTCAATGCGGTATCCGTCCGCGAATGCCTCTAAATCCTGATAATATTCTTCGTCAGTCTTCTGCCGCCCGCTCTCGCGCCCGCTGTGGTAATATTCTTTCTCCATGACGGCCTTGCCGCCATATTCCCGCCACAATGCAAAGACGGTAGGGTTCTGTGTGCCGTAGTCCGATGAGATCCAGTACCGCCCCGGCCCGCCCCGCTCACTCGTGACGTTTCTGGCCCGATCAAACATTGGGTAAACCAGACCCTCGGCGATTCTCCAGAGGCCGAGAATGTAGCGGTCGTAATAAACCGTCCCTTCGTATTCTTTTTTCAGATTTTCTTTAAAAGATTCCGGCAGGAACGGATTGTCGTCTATTGTGTATGTCTGGCTGAAAATGTCCGCGTTGCTATCAAGGAATTTTTTCAGCCAGTGGTCAGGATATTGCGGATTGAACGTCCCATCAAAACAGGAGTATTCCTTATCAAGACGGCTTTTTAGCAGCGCGAAGACTTCTTCCGACCAGTCCGCGACCTCGTCGCCGTAGCAATATTTAATCGACGCGCCGCGGATCTTTGAAACCTGAGAAACCTTTTCCGCACCGAGGCAATAGCACTTTTCCCCGAAAATCCACGCTGTGTTGTCGCTGGAGATTGTTCCGACAAGCATATCGCCATACAGGTTCCGCATCGGCTCCAGCACATTTCGCTCAATCGTGGATTTTGTTACGCCGAGAATGACGGCCAGACCATCTTTTCCGATTCGCTCACGAATCCGGATCGGTATGATCCATCGAAAATCGAGGTAAGTCTTCCCGCTTCTGGTGGCTCCGCCCTTGAAGTTCCATCGATGCGTCCCGTATTTTACAAATTCACGTTGTTTCGGACTTAACAGCATCTTGGAACTCCTTCAGCATCGAATCAAGCTTCTCCATTGTCGTCCTGTTGCGGTCGGAAGCTGCCGCGTATCGCTTCATGAGACTGTCACCGGCTTTCAGCCGGTCGGACAGCGATGCGTCCATGCCGAACTGGTCTTTGACCTCCCCGCGCATGACGGCAGTGTAAAATTTCAGAATTTCGTTGGAATCTGCGACAAGCGCCGCTTCCTGTTCGTCCAGCCTGCGCTTTATATACGCAGAAATAGCTGGTTTTGACAGGTTTTCTGCCGCAATCACTCTGCATGATGTTTCTTTGTACCCGGCCTTTTTCGCTGCTTCTGTCGCGTTCCCGGATTTCAGATATTCTTCGCAGAATCGTCTCTGCTTCGGCGTAAGCTTTTCATCCGCCATCGCTGTAAAGTCCGGCCAGCAGCTTCACCACATCCGCAATCTGGTACGTTTCCAGCAGAGTGACGTTCTTCGGCTTTTCATCAGGTCGATATTCGTAAACCATGTATTTCGTCACCATCCTGTCATTTTTCGCGGAATAGGTCTGCATTTGATTGATTTTTATTTTGATTCCGTTGTACAAGAGCGCTGTTTGCAGCTTGTGTGCAAGGGCGCGCAAACTCGCCATAGCCGCTCCTTTCTGCCTCGTTCTTTCGTTCTCGTGTCTCCGTGTGTGAATAAATATATTTATTCACACCGGAGAACACGAGAACAGGAGGATGAGGTTTCCGCAGAACGCTGCGGTGCCGATGAAGAAGGGCGTAGAGTTGATCTCTACGCCCTTATAGTAAATGTTAAATTTGGCTCTGGGACGCAGACTTTTTCATAAAAGCCCTCTTTTTTGCCCCACAAGGCGAATAAATTGCCTGTGCCACTCCTGTGCGGTGCGTTCGGACACATAAACCGCCATCGCAGCGCCCTGTAAGGTGTGCGTCCGCTTCCAAAGAACCAAGTCTATGAGCCGGAGTCGCTCCGCGCCGTCAACGAGCTGTTCCGTCTCCGCGATTGCATCCGCAACGGCAGCGCGCTCGGCCTTCGTCATCAGCCCGCCGCCCTTATAGCTGCGGATCATCCATTTTGCATAGGCCCACCAGCCGTATCGCGGCGTGCTCATCAGTAATGTTGCCTCCCTTCGCGCTTTGCGCGGTTCGCATCGTGCAGCGTCCGCATACAGCCCCTTGTTGTTGCATATCTCGCTGCGTCCTTTGATTGCTCCTGCTTGTATCTGTCCGCCTCCCGGCGGAATGCTATGTATCGGGTGCAGTCCGTGTGGCAGCCGGTATGCCTATCCGCACAGCCTTTGCACGGAGCCTGCACCGGTGTGAGCCCTAGATTTCCCTGCATTCGTCCACCCTCACACATACGCGCTTGCCGTTTACCGCAACGACATAGCCCGTCCGGTTTGTCCTGTATTTGTATTTCTCGGCAGGATACACCCGTCCGCAGACAGGCCGCATTTCCGGGTATACCGGGATCGAGCACGTGATCAGGATCTGCACGCGCTCCGCCCGGCCCATCACAGCTTCCCTATGTGCCGTCCATGCGCACGCTTCGCTGCAAAAATTGTATTTTGCTTTGTACTTCGATGGTGCGCGCATAAACGTTTTCCCGCAGGCATCGCACGTCAGCTGCATCGGCGGTCTTGGCGGCTTACGCTGCGTCTTGCTCATAGCTTTACCCCCTTGATGTACTTATCGAAATACGTCACGGCTACCGCCATCGCCGCCCACATATCCTTTGCAAATTTGACGCCATTCACGTAGAAAAACCCCGGATTTGCTTTTGTTCCGACAACTCCATACCTGTCTATTAGGGCCTGCCGAATGTTCTTATCCTTCGCGCTCAGGCGGCCGCACAGGTATAGCTTTTCTTCTCGCCTGTATATCCTTTTCGGCTCATATCCGCCAGATCTCAATGCAATTTCCCAGAATCGCCCGACCCAGACGCAGGTGTCGAACACCTCTTGTCCGACCGTCATGCCCATGCCCGCGATCATCTCGATTGCAACGTCTATGCAGTTCGCATAAAGCTTCCGATCCAGCATATCAGTCACTGCCGGGTTCTCGATCTTCCCGGCCTCCAGCACGCGGCGAATTTCTTCGCCGTCGTGCTCGACCACCACATAGCCGGATTGCGTATTTCCGGGGTCAATCGCTAGAATCGTTCCCACGCTTTTTCGCCTCCTGCTCTTCCTTTCTCCGCCGCTCTTTTTCACGCTTGCGGCGGTCTTCTTCGTTGTGTCTGAGCATATTGTTCGCCGCGATACCGGCGGCTACAACTGCTCCCCACGGGAAAGCAATAGCCATTTTTATTTCACCTCCTTAAATTCCGAACGGCATAATCGGGGCGATGCTTGATTTAAATTTATTCGTCGCACAGTCCAACATTTGCAGCATCAAATAGCATTTATCCAGCTGCCCGGTGACAGACTGCATCTTCTGGACTTCCCAGAAAAGCGCATAGCAGCGCTCCGTCGCAGTCTTCCGTTTTTCGCCGTACAGGATCGATACGCCGTTCAGCAGCAGCTGGTATTCGTCTCTGCGCAGACCCTTGAAATTCTTCACCGTCTCGGCCATCTCCGCCGCTGCCTTTTCGACATCCGGTTCTTCTTTTGGCGCGTCAAACTCCACTTTCGGGATACCGCCCAGAAGCAGCGCGTCGATGTAGTCCAGCAGGAGTTCCCGCATTTCGGTTGCGTTTGTTGGCTTATTCATTCGTAGACCCTCCTAAAATATCATCCATGCTCATTCGCGCAAAGTCTACGCATTCCTCACCAGAAAAGAACATTCTCTCCAGTTCCTTGTCCGAGAACCGTTCGGCCTTGTGCTTCAAGCACCGGTACGGATAAACGTAGTTATTTCTGTATTCCAGATTCTTGCAAGTCAGGCAGCAATCCTGCATCAGCTTCCCTCCTTTCGCGCTACCACGAGCAAACCGCAAGCCTTTCATACTATCCGTTTCGCGCAATACGGGCAAAACTTATATTCTGCCGCTTCGCAGCAGTCCATAAGTTCACCGCAGGCGGTGCAACATCCGTCAATGATCTGCGTGGTTTCATCTTGCGTCACACCTCCCGGATAGGCGCTGCCCATCCACGGCAGGACATACGGCTTGCACATATCCGCCTCCATCCAAACCCAGCAGTCATCTTTCCAAATCAAAAACGCGCTATTCTGCGGGTATACTGCGTATACCCAGAAAACGCCGCCGGATAAAAGCTCAATCTGAAACGTTGTCGTTACCTCCATCCATCTTCGCCCCGCAGTTGGGGCAGTATTTGTAATTCAGTAAGCTCACATCATCGTCCGTCTCAAAGCACCACTCTTCGCTGCAAAGGGAGCACTAAATTGTTGTGAGGCTATTCCAGTCATCATCTGCTCGCAGCCACTCTCCATGCACCACCTCCGCAACGTCGGCGGCGGGCGCGTTTCTTATCTCTCTTAGTGCAACTGAATACGCATAATGCTCACCAGATTCTTCCGTTGTGTGCTCCTCGTAATACTTCATCCGCGCAACTAAACTGCTCCTATCAAGATACTCAGCGATCATTTGAATGGTTTGCCTCCTTATCGAACGATGAAAGCACGCTGTCGTCCAAAAACGCACGCGCCGTGTATTTCCCGCCGCATTCGCACGGCTCTTTTGTCCGGTAAACTGTCCAGTTCGGAGTCGATAGCTTGTTGTCCACCGGCGCGACCTTCCCACACCGCTCGCAGACCGGCGTCATATCCATCATGTTTTTACGTTTTTCCATTCTTCTTGCCCTCCATTCTTGCCCGCAGCAGCTTCGCGTACAGTTTGATCGCCAGCGTGTCCTATACCACACCGGCGTTTGTCTTCCAGCGCGGCTTTGCCGTCAGCCCCCAGTTTGCATGGTTCCGGCTCGTGCCGATAGACATGAGGATCTTTCTTGCGCGTTTTCTGGTCATGCCTTGCCCTCCGTTTCCTCGGCGGAATTGCGCGTCAGTACCCACAACTCCCCGGCTCTCTTGAGCCAGTAGAGCCAGTCCGCCATAATTGCATCAATCACCGCAGCCGCCTTGTCGTGCGGCATGGCGAGAATCGCCTCCGAGGAAAGCTCCGTCGTATTATCTTCCATCACGGATTCATACAAGCGGCTACGGATTGGGATTCTGCAATACTTTTCCTGTCCATCAATTGTCCCACGGATTACTCCCTGGTTGCTCATGCCTTTCCCTCCATTTCCTGAATCGCCCGCTCGGCTTCGGCGCGCGTCAAAAATATGCTCTTCCCGATTGCATTTTTATCGAAAGCCGGGCCGCCTGCCGTCTCATAGATGACCTCGCGCACCGTGTGCTCATACACCCTCACCCCGTCAGTCTCGTACACCTTGCACGGCAATATAATGACGCGCCCGTCCTTGTCGGCCTCGGCAAGCTCGCGGATGCGGTCAAACCCGCCGCACAACTCGGCAATGTCCTCGTAGGCTTTCAGCCGTCCGTACAGATCGCGGGCCATCTTGCGGAAAATATCCTTGCCAAAGCCGTTGCTCGTCGGGCCGTTGATCAGCACGTTGAGCGTGCTGTCCAGGCTCTGCTTCCAGTCGATTTCCTTGCCGCCGATTGCGGCGTGCAGGAATCGGTCGGTATCCGGGTCTACGTTGATATTAGGACTTGTCAGTCGTTCCATAACTCTTCCTCCACATACCGCCAGCTCTGCGGCGGGCGGGTGATCGGCTTTGGTTTTGCCTTGAGCGCTACCTCTACCTCATTTGGCACAGCGTAAAATTCCCGCAGTTCGCGCGGTGTGTCGTAAATCCTGAGGTTGGATATGTGCCAGCCGAAGTTAATGTTGCTGATCTCATCGCACAGAAATTCCCCGATGACTTTGCCGTTTCCGCATTTGTAGATGTAGCACTTAAACGGCGGGTTCATCTTCGGGCGCGTCTTGCGCACCTCAATGGTCTTCCGCCCGTTGATGATCTTCTCACACCACTCCGGGCGAATGCTAAGCAAAACAGCTTTACTCATGCCTTGTCTCCTTCCTCCGGCGCTTCCGGCAGCGGCATCCAGTGGGTGACCTCCACGTCTTGCCCCCATGTATCAAACCATTCGCCGTATGCGTAATTTGCAATGAGTGCCTCCCCGTCAGCATTTAGCGCAAGCTGCGGCATATCATACTCTGGCGTTTTTTCTGTCACGGAAATCCACCGCTTCTTCTCCCGCAGCGCGTCCCTCTCGGCTTCTGCCTTCGCGTTCTCGGCGGTCAGGCGCTCGATGGCTTCAGAGGCTTTGTCCAATAAATTCTCTTGGCAGCGCTGCTTATCCTCATGCATGGCGCAGTCTTTGCACTCGCCCTCTGCGCAGCACCGCAGCGCCTGCACGATTTCCTTCGCGTCTATCATATATCCTCCATTCCTTAGGTTCATGAACCACTTTCGATTCCAAATTCTCCCGTTCCAGAAGATGTTTTCTTGCAGCACCAAATCGTCCAGTGATCGAATGCAATCGCCTTTCATGTATTTGGGTTTACTCATTTGTTTTTGTCCTCCTCCTCGTTCAGCATTTTGTCTATCGCCGCCAGTTGGAACGCAGACAGTTCCTCCCCGTGGGCCTGTATGCCGTGCCGCATTTTCTCCGCGCCCTTCGGCGGTTTCTCGAACAGCCGGTTGACAGCAGCCTCTTCCAGCGGATTCAGCGGGTCATGGTGCCCCTGCACACCGTAGCCGGGCTTTGCAGCGCGGCTGTACTGTGCAGGCTGTGTTCCGCCCTTGTCCTGTTCTTTTGCCAGCCAGCGGACAATAAACGCATTGATCCCGCGCTTTGTTTTCCGTTTGGCCGGATTTGCGTCCAACCAGCCCCTCATGTTCCGCAGCTGCTGTATCACGTCGACAGCAGGGTACAAGCCCGCCCATTCCTGGCATTGCTCCACGGAAACGGAATATCCCGTTCCATCATTCAGCGGCAGAGAGATTGCTGGCGGCGTGGATGCCGCTTGCGGCTCCGCGCTATCTTCCGCATCTCGAATAGCGAATTCGATTCTCGATTCTCGATTCTCGAATACGGGAACATCTGCACGCATTTGCTTGCAAATGATTTCGTCCGCTTGTTTCCCGTCATCAGGCGACGGGAATTTGCTTACCTTCGCACGCTGCGTCTGATACTTGCCCCATGTTGGTAGGTAAAGGAAGCGCTTGCCCTCAAACACATACAGAGCAATCAATCCAGCACTCGCCAGCCCATGAAGAGCATTTTCTACAGTTTTGAGCGTGAGGTTTTCTTTCAGCGGGAAGAGGCGGTTTTTCACTACCGCCGCTCTCCCGTCAAAGCGTCCGAAATCATCACAGTTTACAATGAGCCGATAAAACAGAACTTCTTCAAACCACGAGAGTTTGTCGACGCTATCGCTTGTGCAGATGCTTTCCCGAATAATTCTGTTCGGCATATTTCAGCCCTCAGAACGGCAGTTCGTCGTCGCCTTCGTCAAGCTGTTTGAACTCCTCTGCGCTGGCCGGTGCGGGCGTTACAAAGGAGTCTGCCTTGCTGGGCTTGAGATACCGGATACAGTCGCGCGTCACACCGTCATTGCCCTCAAACGGCTCCATGTGCAAAATGCAGTTGCGGCCTACCAGATCGTCAAGTTCAAAATCGGTGCCCGGCTCAATGCCAAGCGCATTTGCATATTTGCCGATCTTGTCGGCGTCGTACTCCCCGGTGTCGCGGTCGGGCCAGAAGTTCTTGAAGATGTGCTTCTTCTGGTATTCCTGCTCGACGTCCTCACGGACGACGAAGTCAAACTTGATGCATTCGTTTCCGTTCTTCGTTACGCTGTAGCCGCACGATTTCAAATAGCACTCATAATCGCCAGCCTTCATCAGACCGCCATCATTCTTTACTGCTTTAAATCCCATCTATCTTGTCCATCCTTTCAGTGTTCATTTCCCAATGTGTAAAATAATCGTTGATATAACCGTTTGCCAAAAGCCAGTTGATAAAGCATGAAATCGTATCTTCGATAGGCTCGAAATCGCCGCGCCGGTACGTTTCCGCGTAAGTGTTCGCGCCGTCGAAGATCAGGTATGTAAATTTTGACGCGCCGGGCAGCAGATGCAGATACATCGGATGCTGCGGGCTGTGCAGATACTTGCCGTATTCGTACCGCTGCACGCGCTTGATATCGTAGATCACACCAGCCTTTACATAGTCGCAGACGCCGTATAACTGGAAATCCAAGCCCGATACATGCAGCCGCCCGGCGACCGGAACTTGTGGCTGACCGCCCGAGCAGATGCGGGAAAATTTTGCTACAGCCCGGTCGTATTTCTCGCTGACAGGCTCAATTGGTACGCCCGCAACCGTGCTGTTGATCGCCGCCTCGAAGTCAATGCCAGCCTGCATCGCCTGCGTTGTTTCCTTCTCTTCACGCCGAAGCGTAGAGAGGAAGGAGGACAGCGCCGCGTCTGCATACGCATCATCCGCATCAAGAAAGTGCTTCCAGCTGCTTAGCAGGCTTTGTGTCAGCCAATACATAGGCTTTTATCTCCTTATCGTATTTCAGACCGAGTTTCTTGCACTTGCGCTTGAACTCTGCGCCAAGCTCGGCGGCGCTAGTCAGAGCGTGATGGATCTTTGCCAGCCCTTCCCGCGCCTTTAACGCCGTGTCGGGATCTCCGACAAGCGCAATGAACGCGCGGCCTTCCTGCATCGCCACGTCATATGCGGTTTTCTCGCCGCTATAGATCTCGGCCTGTTCGTTGATGTCCTCTTGCGCTTTGCGGAACAAATCCGTCAAAAATGTGGACTTCTGGCCGGGCTTGAGCTCCGGCAGCTGCATCACGCCGCGCACACCGAAGCATCCTTTTGCAAAGTATTCGTCTGTCGGTGTAAAGCCGATCATGCGCTTGTTGCCCATCATGAACATATAGCCGCCGAAGTCCGCAGGCGTCCAGACGATATCTTTTGCGCCGCCCTCGCAGGAAAGGCGCGTCTGGATGGTGTCGCCCTTCTGCTGTTCCGTCGTGTGGAACACCACGATCAAATGCTTCCTGTCCTTTGCGCGGATCTGGTAACACAGCCGGTCGAACTCGGATTTGATCACGCCGTACATGGCGCGCCCATCCTTCGTGGCCTTGCTGTCCTGCTTCTTTGCCCAGTCCTTCATCAGCTGTACCAGCATACCGCCGGTGTCGATCACGACGGATTCCGATTCCTTGTACTCGTCGGACTCCATATCGCCAAGCATTTCCTCGTAGGATTCCACTACGGAGGTCACGCCGCGCTGCTCCGGCCTGACGCGGGCAATGCCATTGTCCGTGTCGAACAGAAACGGCTTCGGGGCCGAAAGGGCCAGTGTCGTCTTGCCCAATCCGGGCTGCCCGGAAATGATGCACATGAATTTCTTGTTGCTGAAATCCAGTTCAGCGGGTTTCTTGATTGCCATTTACCTTACCTCCTCAAATTCACCGTTCTTCAGCCGATACCAGGTATCGGCCTTGATCTTCTCGCCGTCTACATATTCCGTCTTCACGCAGCGCGGAGCGAACCGTCCTTTTTCGTCGGAATATTCCCACTCCGCAAGCGTGATCCAGCTGCCTGCCTTTGCCTTTACGACAGAGCCGCTGCCAGCGCAGCAGATCACGGAGTCTTCGCCGGTACTATTGATCTTGGCGTAGTTGCCCGAGCTGCCGATCTGGGCGGAGTTGCCCGAGCTGCCGATCTGGGCGGAGTCGCCCGAGCTGCCGATCTGG